ATTGCCCGAAATGCCGATACCGAACGACATTGATGCGGAAGCCAACGCTGCGGCACGGGCACCCGAATCAGCCTGCCCCTGCATCGCCGTAAGTTGGTCCTTCGACGGGTCACGCCCACCATTGGCCGCGCGGAACTGGGTGATCAGGTCGCCGTACCGTGTGCCAAAAGCGTTGGAGTACACGTTGCCAAACGACAACGGCGAATCCCCAAACACGGCGTCCGAAAGTTTCCGCAGATACGACGGCAACTGTGACCCCGCCAAGGAGTTCCAGTCAGCCTTCGGCACCCCGCCCTGTGGCAGGAACGTCTTGTTCACAATGTTGTCAGGGTGCTCGTTAATGAACTTCCACAGCTCAGCCCCAGGCCCACCCATCTTCGTCAAACCCCAACCAACCAGCCCTGTTGCGGCTAGTTGAACAGTCGGCCCAACACCAGGAGAGTAGGGCACGGTGCCCTGCTGAATGGAGTTGAACGAACCGACGTTCGCCCGCAACGACTCCAACCCGCCAAGACCACGCAACGGAATGTTGATGTACTTGTCCTGCATCCCCGTGCCGTCCCACGCCTGCGTGGGGTTACCGGTCGCATCGGTGGTCACATGGAACATGTCACCGATCTGCGAGTAACGCATCAGCTTGCCGGCAACCGCAGGGTTGTCATACATCAGCCGACCCCACGAGGTCATGGCGTCTTCCCACGGGGCAAAGAACGGGCTGATCATCGCAGCCACACCATGAATGCCCACGTTGCGGTGAACGTCATACATGTCACGGCGCACGTCGTTGAGCGCGCGCTGCATACCAATTTGGTGAATCTGCTCAAGTTCCTTATCGGACAGAACTGTGCGACCCTCCGATGTTGCCCGGTCAATGTAACGGGGCACCAGTTCGCGCACGTTCGCCCGGTACAAACCGTTCACCATCGGCACACGTGCCAGGTAAACGTCAGGGACGTTCAGTGTGTACTTGTAGAAGTTCTCAATCAGGGACGGTGTGGCGTCACGGAACACGTCCGGGCCGAAAATGGGGAACCTGTCAGCCGCACGAATAGCGGCGTTAGACATTTCAGGGGTGACATCCTTCGCCCCAATAAGCAGGTCGTGCGCTGCCTGGGTGGGTGTCATCGACCGCACAGAGTCGTTGAGCTGTGACAGCCACGACTTCATGCCCTCATCACCAAGGTGCTCGCCACGAACCATGGTGCGAACCTTGCCAACCTTGCCCTCAACGGTCTGACCCTCAAGGGTGCGCGGCAGGGACAAGGACCGGTACTCCGCAATAACTGCAGGGTCCGTCAGGTACGACTGCACAACAGCCTCGTTCGTCCGCTCAGGGACGGTCAAAGCCTCCCGCTCCATCAGCAGTTTTCGCGCCGTGGGCGAACTGCGCAGCACGTTCGCTGTTGCGGCGTGCTTCTCCGCCCAAAAGGCGTCACCGGGGTCAACGTGGTCACTGCCATGGTTGGCGTCAATGCGCATCTGCTTCAAGTCTTGGCTCATCTGACCCAAGTACATGTCAGACGCCGTACCGCCACCCTGAGCCTCAGCCTTCACTACGTCATAGTCCATGTCGGACTTGACTAGGGCGAACTTGTACCCATTGACGTCAAACTCTGTTGCGGCGTTGGAATACTTGTTGGCATGTCCCTGCTCGTAGCGAACCTTCGCATCCTCAAGGCCCTTGATGGCAGCCTTACGCACGGGTGCCTGCGCAGCAAACTGGTCCTGCAAACCACGCAAACCAGTCGGCTGGTCATACACCGGCGTGTCGCTGCGCTTCGCGGCGGTACGGTCAATCGTCCCGTCAGCCTTACGGGGAGCCTTACGGCCCACGCCCAATGGCTTCCCGCCGCTAGACGGTAGGAGCGTTCCGCGTTGACGCTGCTCAAGTTCGATAGCCCGCAACTCAGCGGCAGCATAGAAGTTTGACTTTTCATGGAACTGGCCAGCGCGACTACGACGCCCCTGACCCATCGGGTCAAACGTCACACCCGGAACACCCGACTCAACGGTCTGACCCGGCTTTGCCGGTCGGGGTGTTGGTGCGTTATGAATCTTCGTACCAAGCGAACCAGCCAACTCCGCTGACCTGTTCGCCTGCATGGTCCGGTCCATGATCTGGAACGCCTGGTCCTCACCAGCCGCCCGCATCATGTTAATGCTGGCCTGCGCCCTGCGGGCACCCTCTTTGTCCGCAGCAGTCATCGTCATACGCGCCGAGTCAAACGTGTTCAGCAAACCGTTGCCGTGGTTGCGGGCAATGTTCAACGCGCCCGTCATGGCCTGCATTGCCATGTTCTGCGCACCAATAGTGACCGTCGCACGCAACCCCGTGTCCTCAAGGGCGCGAACAGCCAAACCCGGACGCAACAGAACAGCATGCTTCCAAATCTTGTGATACCCGGCAATCCACTGGTACGAGTTCGCACCAGCCTGCGTGGCAACCCTGTCAAGGGCGTTCGCACTGGTGATCCGGTTCGCCTTATAGAAACTGTCAACGGCGTCACTCGCGGAACGCCAGTCCCACAAGAACCGTGTCGTCTCCAACTGTGACGCCATGTGCGCCGTCTTCAACACGGTGTCCGCGCCGGTCAGGTCACCAAGGTGCGTTTCCGACTCGCCGGCAGCCTGAGCCTTCTTCACGGCCGCCTCGGCGTAAGCCCGACCGCCATTCTTTGCCGCGTTAGCGGTTGCCACCAGTTGGCGCACATTCTCAGGGGTCAACTCTGCACCACGGTGGGCAACGGCTTGCGCACTGTAATGCTCCGCAACCTTCTGCAAAAGCGCGTCATTCACGTTGTCAACAATCGCGCCCCGCTCAGCAGGGGTTGCACGCAAATACGACTCAGACGTGGCCTCAATGTACGCAGGGGTGAAAGCGTCAACCCCGTCAGTGCCGCGCATCTTCTGACTGAACTGCCTCATCGTGCCCATGAGCTGCTTGTTGCCCATGATCGGGTCAGCCATGTGAATGCTGCCCGGTGCGTTCGGTGTCACAACCGAGTTCACGATGCGAATGTTCAGCCCTGACGCACCATCCTTAAGAAGGTGCTCATCAAGGACATGCTGGTTCAGGCCAGCCTTCAACTGCTCCAACGCACGCGGCACCACCATGGTGCCCTCATTGGTGCCCGGAGCCGCCGACGTGCGAAAACTCACTTCTGCCCCGCCAGGGCCACCATGCTCAATGGTCTGTTTGAACTTGCGAACGTCCTCAACCTTGGAAGCGTAAGCCTTCAACTCGGCTTGCTGTGCGGGGTCGGTGTAGTGGGCGTCAACCCACTTGTTCATGTCCAACGACTGAATGCCGTTAGCCTCAACGTCGTCCATGACGTTGCGCACCAGGGTGAACTCTGACGGGGCCATGGATGTGCGGCGTAGTTTCGCCGCAGCCATTGGCAGGTTGTCCGCCAACCACTTCATCGCAAGGGGGCCGTTGGCGGACGCAAGGAAAATGTTGGTTTGCGCCGTCGCACGCAATGTAGGGTCGGTGATCTTTCCCGCGTCAGCAATCAACTCAGCCATCACTGGTGCCGCCATGCGGGCGGCATCCGTACCCTCACCATGGGTGGGGTCCAACTTGTTCAGCACGGAGTTGAAGTTTGTGTCGTTTCCGAAACGTTGAGCCATCGACGCTTGAATGCGCCCCACCTGAGAGGCGTCATCCAAAGGCTTGCCGACCAGCGCACGTGCCGTATTGCCAAGGTTGCCAGTCGGCAACGCCGTGCCGGCAGCGTCGGCGTTGTTAAGGGCGGTAGCAAGCCGGTCAGCGTGCATCGGGTCAGCTACATAGTTAGCGGCACGGGAAGCCGCCGTCAGTTTGCCCCCACCTTTGGTGGGGTCGGCAAGAGCGTACCCGCCGTAAGTGATAGCACCCGCCACCATGTTGCCGTACCACGTGGAGTCCAGCGCCTTGTGCAAGTCCTTGAGGCCGGACGGGTCCGTCAACACCGACTGGTCGGCCATTATCGCCGCACCGAAATCAATGGGGTTCTCTTTCGAGAACGCCATGTCCCAAGCCTTCTTGTTCAAACCCTGCTTCATAAACGCAGGATCGTCACCGGCAGAGTTTTGGGTAGTAGCCAACGCCCCATACGTCAGGAGGCTGCCAGCCTTGCTGAAACCCGTACCAAGCAGGCCGATGAGGCCCTTATCCCACTCGTCGCCCTGCGCACCAATACCCGCATCATGCAGTCCCGCCATGATCGGCCCGGTGAGCAGTTTGCTGGGGTCCTTGTCTGACGCCACGCTCAGGGCGTTCCCGACAGCACCTGCTGCCGCACGTTCGGCGTTCAGTGCGCCAGTAGGTGCGCGGGTAATGTCAAACGTGGACAGGTCCGGGGCGAACGTGCCCTGAATGACACCACCAATATAAGAACCGACCGACGAAACCTTAGACGCAAGGCTAGAGAGCCAGTCGTTGCCGTCAGGCATTCAGGCTCCTTTTAGAATAGTGCGAGCAAAGCTGAGACTGAGTCCTTGTACGCCTGCGTGGCGTACTGACTCTGGCTCTCTGCGATGAGAGCTGGCAGGATCGGCCCGTAGCGCGCCCGAATCTCCTGCGGCGTGTCACCCTTAGGCAGGTTCAAAGCGTCGGGGCCAGCGCCCGCACCAACGGCGGCACCAGCAGTGACCGGCTCGTTGGGGTTCTGTGTCGGTGCACCAAACTCGGTAGGCATCTGCGGCGTGTCGGCGCCGCCTGTTGCACCCGTTGGTGATGCGGGCTGCCCCATCGGGGCACCGCCCTGAATGGACTGGAAATCCTTCTGCTCCCCATACTTCGCGTTGGGGAGTTGCATGTTTGGTTGCGGAGCGCCGTCAGTGCGCTGGCTCAAAGCGCCAGGACCCGACACTGCGGCTGGGTTAGTGGGCGAATGCAGCCCGCCACTAGGCATCAGGCCACCGGCATACTGCGCCGGACATTAGCGCCAAGAATTGGGTTCATTCCGCCACGGTTTCCCGCCATGAGGGTCAACAGGTCCGGTCGTCCCTGAGGAGGGCCACCCGGAGGGGCCATCGGGCCACCAGCAGGCGGACCTGCCTGCCCAGGCGCCTCAGAACCGGGAGGACCCGAAACCGGAGGAGAGGAGGGGTCTCCGGGGGCCGCAACACCGGGAGGCGCCTGGGCAGGTTCGGGGGGTGGTGGGGCAAACACCAGAAGAACAATGTCCTCAATAGCCTTACCCGACTTAATACCATTCGTCACAGCAGCCAAAGACGCAACCAGCTTCGACGGGTCAGCGCCCTGAGCCACCATTGTTGGCAACGCCTGAGACGCAGCCGCCAACGAATCCAACAAAGACTTGCGCATCTCCTCCAACTCAATCTTCTTCGTCTCCTCAGAAACGTTAAAGTTCGCTGGAAGGTTACGCATCGCATAATCCCGTGACAACAGTTTCGCACCATACGCTTGAAGGATGAAAATCAGACTACGGTTTGCGTCCACGCCCGCCAAGAAACCGTACCGCACATCAATGGTGTGGTCCCCCGCAATGTCCTTCGCGGGCGTGTACTTGATCACGTAAGGCACGCCGCCATCCTGCCCGCGAATCTCCTTCGCAACCTTCGGCCACAGCTTCTCATCCATGGCGAAGCAACGCTCAAGAACCTTCTTCAACGCAAACTTCATCATCTCCTGGGCTTGCGCCTGCTGCGCATTAAACCCATCACCAAGCGCATCAACCCCGGCACCCGTAATGACCGACGCGGAAGACTGCCCGCTACGAGCGTCAGACGACATGCCGCCACGCTGCATGTCCTCACGCAGCCACTCCATCGACTGAAAGGCCGCAGGCGGCACATCCACTTTCAGGCGTTGCACACCCTGTGGGTTGTTTGTCTGCAACACCGCGTCAGGACCAAACGCAATATCCGTTACGTCAGGCGGCACAATGATAGGTGCCCGCACAGCCTTGTCAGTAGCCTCAAGGGCAAGAATCTGGAACTCGTTGCGCGCAATCTGAGGCCACACAAGGTCGTCATACTGGCCCCGAATAACCTGCCCAAACGAACCATGCCCTGACGGGCGCGGCACACACACGTACTCGCACTCACCCGTAGGAGACTGGTACTCCTCAAGAATGAAATTGCCCAGATCGGGCAGGTACGTGACCGTGACATCCTTGTCCGACCACTTCACAACCTTGTAACGGTCCCCACCCACCAACGCACCAGGGTGCTTCTTACGCAAATCCTTAGCGGTCGGGTAGTCCGCCTCAATCTGGTTCGCGTAAGCGAAACTGATCTTCGCTGCCGCAACCGTGTCCATGTTGCGGTTCCACAAAGGGTAAACGTACACGGAGTCCTCGGCCCGGATGCGAGGCAACTTCGCATCCCAGTCCGGCTCAATACTAAACACAGCCATGCCGTGACAGTTATACGAATCAGCGGCGTCAGGCATCTGAGACGCAAGGTGGGAGTGGATAAGGTAGTTGTGGGCGATCTTCGACCGCTTATCCGCAAACTTCTTAGCCGCATCCGACAAAGAGGAGGCTGCACTGCAGTTGAACGACGGCAACGGTGTCATCTTCGCGGCAAAGTCCCGCGCCATGTTGTCCACAATATTAGCAACAACCGGGCGGGGCCAATCCTCAGGGAACACGCCTGGTGCGATCTGGTCAAAGTCGCCATGGCGGACAGCACGAACCTGCACGGCGGCGTAGTCGCGGGTGGCGTACTGCAACGCCAGCGACTCAACCTTCCGCACAACGCTGTTGAACTTGTCCTGGTCCATGGTGTCCTTGCTATTTAAGTGACGGGGTCAGGCGGTTTTAAGCGGTCGGACCATGTAGATGCTCTGGATCGACACGAGTCCGACCGCGTCAGGGTGTGGGTCGTGGGCGAGTTGCCCGTCACGGTTGATGACGACGTGGTGAATGCCCTTGCCTCGTGGGCTTGGTCCCATTGCCAGCACGTGCTCGCCGGGCTCAGGATCGCAGGCTTCAGGCGAGGTCACACTCAGGCCACGGTCGTGCAACCAGAGCAACATCCGGTTCCACCAGTGCCACTCATTGACGCTGTCACCGTCGTGGTCAACGTGGTCCTGGACGAAATGCGGCACATCGTCCAGTGGCAGTTCCAAGAGGGCCGCGAGGGCGGCTTGCAAGCAGTTGCCGCGTTGCTGATCGACGGGCGATGCTGGGTCGTAGAACATGTCTTGAAGGACTGGTTTCAACGTCAGTCTGCCCCTCGCTAGTTAGCGTTTGCCACGTACTGCCTGCCCGCAGCCCTGCGGGATAAATACTTGTTCTTCACATGGGTCGTTTGCGCATGATCCCCGCCCGTAACATACAAACGTGCACGTGTCTCAGCGAACCACAACGCCATCGGGCCATCCTGACGGAGTTTCCCACCAGACTTGCCCGGCACCCACGTCACCAGTTGGTCAATCAGTGCTTTGATGCCCTGAGACGAGTCCGGGTCAGGCAGGTGAATGATGTTGTCACCGTTATGCTTCAACTTGCCGCCCGAAACCTCCGGGGACAAGCTGCCAAACAGACCCTCCATGGATGCAACCCCAAAATCCGGGTCGATCTTGTTGCGACCCGTGTAATGCGGGCTGATCTTAATACCCCGCTGCTTGCAATAAGCCATAATCCGCTCATCGTGATACAACCAGTTGGAGTAGCCTTGAGCCTCAACCACCCACTCAGTGATCCCATACAGGGGGGTCAGTTCCTCAATGCGCGCCGCATACCACGACGGCAACGTGTCAGACCCCATCCAGGCGTTCAAAACCCACCGCTCCTTGGTGCGCCGGTCAACCGCATACACCAGGAGGAACGCCAAACCAGTACCCGCAGGGTCAATAGACCCCATCACCTGCATGCCCTCAGCCCCAAACTTCGGGTGACCCCAAGCCCCGGCCTTCAACGGCCCAGCCTTGCGACGACCCTCCACGCACCCCCGCACACATTGGGAGCTGAACGTCATGTCGTCGCTGGTCTGCTGCTGCTGCCACACCA